GAAAAAGCCAAAAGAATAGCAATATACTATGCTATAAAGGAATATAGATATATGAAAAACCACACATTCGATATAAGCCTGTTTGTAGGAACATCAGCCATATCCGGATTTATGTTTTTGATATTATCTAACTTATAACCATCAACTCCAGGGTCACTGCGATTCGTTCCGCAGTGACTCATCTTCCAAGTATAAATAATATTATGATAGTAAATTGGCTCATAGCACACAAACCAGTCAAACTGTTTATCCGCACAGCACATGAATTTAAGAAACAATTGGCTGAAGCGACCAACGGTGAATTAGAAATTGTGATTCATGAAAAAGAATCAGAATGGGTGTTTGAAGCAGAAACTGGCAAGAACTGTGTGACAGCATTACAAGATAATGACTTTCAAATGAGTCAAACACCAGTGTACTTGATTGGTCAAATGCATGATCAAACCAAAGACTTTTTGGCACTGGACTTACCTTATCTGTTTGATTCACATGAACATTGTACAGCAGTAATGGAAGGCCCTGTTGGTAATGCACTAAACAGAAGACTGTCGAAAACTTTTGACGTCACAGGACTTGCTTACACATATTCAGGTGGATATAGAAACATAGGTGCTAATGAATCAATCACAAGTCTGTCTGACTTGCAAGGACAAAAAGTTAGAGTTGGTAGTAATCCTATCAATCAAGATTTTATGACAGAACTTGGAGCAGTGCCTAGCAGAGTAAAAATAGAAGATGAAAACGGATTGTATGTAGAAAACGTTAGCGATTTAGATGTTAAGGCTGTTGAAAATACATACACAAGATTTCCAGAAGCCATGCATTGGTACAAAACAAACCACAGTATGTTCATCACAGACATCATGGTGTCTAACAAATTTTGGAACACACTGTCTCCAGAAATGCAAACTACATTTAGAGAGATTGCAGTCAAAGTGGCAAGAATTGAGCGAGCATGGTCAGAGGACGATCATGATGCATACGAAAAGTCTGCAGAACTACATGGCAAAACAATTACGTCAGTAACTGAAGAAGACAAAGTCACAATGAAACAAAAAGCAAAACCTGTCTATGACAAGTGGAGCAAAATTATAACGCCTGGTTTACTAGCCGCTATATCCAACACTAAACATTAAAGTTATCAAGAATATTATCGATTGCATTGTGGTAAGAACCTTTTGCCTTCTTTGCATACTGTATGGGTTGACCAAACAGTTCACCTGACTCAGTTGGCAATGTACATGCAGTCTCTTTACCGCACACAATAGTTCCATCGATGTAATATCTAGGAGTCAGTTTTCCTGCCTGGATATGTTCCAACATTGATTTGGTGCGTTCAAAACAGTTCAATGGTAAGTCAATCACTACGGTATCAACATTAGATGTTAACAATTTTTTTAGATCTGTGTCGTAGTGTGCAAACGATTCATGTGAAAACACAACAAAATCATGTTGACACCAATCATATGTATGACTGTCTTCCAGCACTGTGTGAATTCTTTCACTGGTGCCAACTGTTTTCCTCACAGTGTTAAAGAAAGGCTGTCGCCATTTTTTTGGTAAGAACAAATAATTGTCTATCATGTACAGTTCTTTGTCTGAGTCTTTGATGTGTTTCCACAAACATCTAGACACACCGCCAGCAAATGCTCCTATATCGCACACAGTTTTTGCATCTGAGTTGGCAACAATATTACCAAGATACTTAAATTGTCTTGTTGAAAATTGGTTCCATGTTCCTTCTAATTTCATACGTGTATGTATCTAGTATGTAAATATCAACATATGAAACTTTCTGAATATGTAGAACACATGGATAATAAAAATTTTGATTATTATCATGACACATTACAATATGCAAAATATGATTTGCCTGGATATACTTTTGTAAAAAATGTATCGGTACCTCCTTTAAATTTTATTAAGAAAATAACCAATAGCAATCGTTCAGATCATAAAGATGTCACTTATACATTAGGCACACATGAATTGCTAGACAAGTGGGCCACAACACAATTTCCTAATTTGATGTACAAACAAACTTATGCACAACTGCAAAAGCCAGGCGAACAAGTATTGCCACATGTGGACACTTTGCACTCACAAATCAAAAATTGGATCAACGAAGATCCTAGTTTAGCAGACATAGAACATTCTATGGACAATCCTAATCCCAACTTCAAGGCAGTGAGATATTTTATTGCTGTTGAAGATAATGTTGATGGACAAGACTTTATTCTCAACAATAAAAAATGGACGTGGAAAAAAGGAGACTGTATTAGATTGAATGTGTGGACAACAGAACATCACACAGCCAACAACAGTGCTGTCGACAGGTACATGTTGAAAATTACTGCTATCGAAAATTAATTTTCTAATACTAATTTTTTAAGTATCTCTATGTTATGATCACACTGCCGTCTTGTTTTATCCCATATTTCTTGATATGATAAATTGGTTAGTATATTATTGATGGTATCACATGTTTCTTCTATCCTTGTCCAGTGTTCTCCTTGATCATATAGTTCTGACCATAGATGATTGAATGTGTCAAATCCTTTGTTGCGTAACCATTCAAGATATTTAGGTGCCGCAAGTACTACAAATGGTCTGCCTCTAAGTATAGGTCTAATTACTTTTTCTGATAGACAGTATTCATTTTCAGTTACAGTTTCGCAAACAATTTCTAAACATGTGTCTGTGTAAGGAAGAGCACTACCATAATGGAAATTAGAATCATACAAATCATTAATGTTTTGAAGGTCTCTTATATCATCAATTGTTTCTTCGTCACGATTAACCCATGCTGTAAAAATTTCTTTCCATTCATTGTTTGTACGCGAGCCTCTCCAAAATCCATCTAAGCCTTGCTGTTCTTTTTGTTCTTCACTGGGTTGATATGAAATTTTTATGCGGTCTCTATGATGGTACCAGCACCACGCGGTGATCGCAGTTCGTTGCCATGAGGGTCTTCCAACCATGTGCAAAAATTTTGGACCAGGAGGAACTATAGGTTGTGTATTTTTTACAGCATGGATTAATGCATCATCTTTTATAATCAATTCATTTTGAACTGTAGGAAGATCATGTGGCTCTGGATCTATAATTTCAAAGTAGGGTATTAGGCAACATGTTTTTGGATCAATGTCTAAGTATTCACATGCAGACTTTATAACAGGCCATACTTCTATAAACGAAACATCATATGATTTGAATTCTCTATTACTTTCAGACGCTGACAAAAAATTGCAAACAGATATAAAAAAATCTCCCATATCTGCTTTAGCAAATTGTCTAGACAAATATTGATCAATAATAAATTTATTCATCATTCGCCTGATTCAAATATGCACTGAACAATTTCATCATACAACAGTTTGTGACCATTGCGATCAGGATGTTGGCCGTCACCAGAAAACCATTCATGTTGCAATCGTATTTGATTTTTTCTAACAACACTATCCATTATCTTTACAGTTTGGTTTTTGTCTTGCCCGTCGAGCGTGTTGACTAACCATTCAAGATCATCCCATTGGCAATCAGCTGCCTCTGTAGTGAACTGGTCAACCCATGATGGCCATAATACTTTAATACCACGTGCTTCATATGGTTCAGGATTTAAACTGCACAATCCACCTACTATCCAAAAATCTTGACCTGGAAAATTTTTTTGTATCTGTTCTGCCAACCATGTGTCATAATCATCTGCAAGTTGATTCCAATCATGATGTTTGTGCCACCACGACAGCCACATCTTGAATTGCTCTTTATCAATGTTTTCATCGGTAGCGTTTAGTTTATCAATCAAAAGATCTCTGATAGGATCTGTTTTTATTAATAACCAATGCATGACATTCATATCTCTCAGATGTGTCAGATTCTTTATAGCGTTACGATTGCTTAGTCCATTCTGTCCGACATTGATTGTTTGGTAATTGTTGCACTCTAGATAACAGGATAGACCCCTATGTGTGATCTTGTATTCGTTATCCACATGTGAGAATTCGCCTTGTGTATACGAACATCCTGATACAGCAAGATTATAATACCATCTAGGCATTATTTTCTTCCGTAATGTATAACTTTGATTTTATCGTAAAAGGTATTGTATTTTCTGTACATGTCCACCACAACTGATCCTTCAGCAAAGTTGCCTGCTGAATAATCTACAGGATGTGCTAACAGATACACAGCAGGTGATACGCTGTATTGATCGTACACAACTTTTTGTCCTGCTTGTTCAACATAGTGTCCAACCAGCATAGATGTTGATCCGTCTGTTAGATTAGTTTCCGGTTTGAAAGACTTACCTAATATGTGTACTGGTAAGTTGTGACTTAATAATTCTTTAGCAACATTTTCTGCTTGTATCTCTCTTGCCTGCATAATCGATTTGAAAAGATCATAACCTAGATCTAACTTCTCTGCCAACCAACTCAATGCAATATTATCTCTAGGATGACAAGGGCCTCCATCGCCCATGCCTGGTTCCATGTACTTGTCTGATACTATTCTATCTGCATGTCTAAGAGACTCTGCTATTACCGATGGGTTCGAATGACCAATCTTCATTGTGACATCCTGTATCATGTTAGCAATACCTACCTTAGCTGAAATATATGTGTTGTGGAATATCTTAATGCACTCTGCTTCTTCCCATGTGCCTAGTGTGATGTGTGGTGTTCTTTTTGTTTGCACAGTTTTATAAAATTCTATCAACTTGTCTGCTTTCTTTTTGTTTTCATCTGTTGGCCAAGATTCAAAACCTAACATCATTATGTCCGGAGCAAGAAAGTCTTCGGTCACAGTTCCCATGGCAATCAAATATGGATTGTAAATGAATCTATCACTAATACCAAGTTCTGTCAACATTGGTCTAAGTGTGCCTGGTAGTACTGTTGATATGTTTACTATCATAGCATCCTTGGGAGCATAATTTACAAGGTTTGACAAAGTTGATCTCAAGTATTGATAATCAAAATCTTTTGTAGGTAATTCTGAAGAAGGTGCTTCACCACCATATGCTGGATCATGCGGAGTAGGCACAGCAATAAAAATTATTTCCGACCCAGAACATGCATTGAACAGTGAATTACAAATCTGTATTTTGTCATTCTTGATACTGGTGTTGATATCATATCCTTTTACATCATGTAGTTCAGACATTACTTCTGCTACAGGCAATCCCAGTTTACCTAATCCTATCATTGAAACTTGCATTATCTTGCTTTTCCTTGGCCGCGATATGCTTTGAAGTTTCTACGTTTTTGTTTGTTTTTTGGTTTGGTTCTGATGCTGTGGCCTATACTGGTAACTTTTTTTACAGGAGTTCTGTATGTGACTTCTGCTTTGCCTCGTGCTTTCATACACTAATTTATACTATGTTAATGATAGGTATGCTTAAAATGGTACCAATGAATCTAAAAAATTATTGCTGGCTTCATTGGCATTTCTAGATAGTATTCTGTGCCACATTTTAGACTTGCGTTTATAATTGGCCCAAACTATTTCGTTATAGTCATCTTCTAACCAAATTTTATTATCTATTTCTGCATCTAGTTGTCCTATTTGCCATGAACAAAATCCTAGCATTATTTTGTAATGCACAGGGCCTTTACCACGTGCAATATCTTCAGCAATCTGTTCATTAAATGTGATAGCACAATAATCGTTCATTTGATTACTGCCTGAAATCATGTAATCTAAACTGTGAATAATGGTCACTTTTTCTGTGGCCATAGGACCACCACAATACACAGGTTGTTGTGGTAAAGGTGTCTTGATGCCATATATTCTACTGATTTGACTGTAATCTATATTCATCACTTGTTGATTCATTATAAATCCTATAGTGCTGTCAATTTGGTTACCCAACATTATTACAGAATGTTGCCACAAGTTGAAGTTATTGGCATTCACGTTTTTGCCTGATAGTATTAATTCGCTCACATAAATATTTACATTATAAGTAGTAAGAGTAACAATTAATGAGCACATACAAACTTACATTTTCGACCATGCACAATGCCTGGGCTACTGATGAAGTAATCAGTGCGGCAGGCCAAGATGCAGGCGATTCTACAAATCCATATTCAGACACAGCGTACACAGTGACTCTTACTTTAGACGGCACACAGGTTGCTCAAGCAGAGGTTGATGGCTCAGCAACATTATCATTTGATACTGATCTAAGTGTAGGTAATCATGCCTTGGTTGCTACTTGCTCTCCCGGAAGTGCGGGTGTTCACATCGATAAATTTGAAGTTGGATCAAACGAAGTAGTTCCTTCAAGATTAAAATACAACGAAGTAACAGCAGGCGGATCAGATTTACTTAGATGGAAATTGTGTCATCCATGGGTTACTAGTGATGAAAACTCAACTTACAATGTATGGTGGGCAATGATCAAAGAAGACGATTCATTCTTACTGAATGCAATGACATATAGACCACCGCTATATGCAGGCAACGAAATGCATTTCAATTTAACTAAACATTCTAACAATGTGTTATCATTAACAGATTCGTATGCATTTGATCCAAGTTCAGTAAATTTTGATTCAACACAAACAACCAAATATTATTTGGCCGCGAAGCCAAGTTCTATAGTTGGATCTGCAGAACAAGATCCAGATGATGTTGAATTTGATAGTTCAACAATGTATGATGGAAGTTCTGCCGCGGATGAGAGCATGGTTGATTCATCTACACCACAATACATTGGTCCAGGCCAGTATGATGAAAATCTTGTATGGCATAGCGATTCAATTGATGACAGCGATGATACTGCTGACAGAATTGTTTTACTATCTAAAACAGAATGGCAGTTAGCTAGAATAGTTTACAACTGGACTAACGCCGGTAATTCACTTACGCCAATCACAGTAACTTAATTCACTCTTAACATTATAACTTTTACAACCAAGTAAATACTATTACTGTTTGAGTCAAATCAAACATTAGGCAAACAAAAGCAAAGGCAATATGAAAGACACAAAGGCGCTAGACCAAATAGGCAAACTTACCTCGCGTTTTGTACGCACCTGCCCTTCAACACCAAAGTATCAAGAAAGACTCGCAGAAGAGATGGAGATCATACTCTCGTTACGATTCGTTGACTACTTCTGTCAAATCAGAGATATCTTAGATCTTACCACAGACATTCCACACATGACACGTGGCTCTGCTGGATCTTCATTGGTGTGTTACCTAATGGGAATAACAGACGTTGACCCAATGCAGTGGGACATTCCTGTGGCACGGTTTCTCAATCCCAAGCGAGACGACTTACCGGATGTTGATATTGATTATCCTCACTATCAACAAGAAGAAGTTATGAATCGCATATTCAAACATTGGCCAGGCAAGTCAGCACGTATATCAAATTATGTGTTGTACAAAGACAAGTCAGCCAAGCGAGAAGCGGCAAAACGATTAGGGTACAAGGGACGACTGCCCAGGAAGTTTACCTATGAATCACTAGGCATAGACCCAAAGGAAGCAAAGCGAATAGAAAACAAACTGAAAGGCAAAAAGAAATGTATATCAAAACACTGTGGAGGCATCTTAATGTTTACAAGGCAATTACCAAAATCTTTAATATCACAAACAAATCAAATACTGTTGGACAAAAACGAAGTGGAGGATCTGGAACATCTCAAAGTAGACATACTGGCCAACAGAGGACTCAGTCAACTGCTGGACATAGATCCGATAACAAAGTTATACGAGTATCCAGAGATAGACGAGGCTACTTCGTCTTTGTTGAGTCGGGGAGACGTGTTGGGGGTAACCCAAGGAGAGTCACCCGCCATGAGAAGGTTGTTTAGAGCCATACGACCAACATCAATGAGAGACTGTGTGTTTGCCACAGCACTGATACGACCAGTGGCTATGCAAGGCAGACGCAAGGCATCCTTCTTCAATGATTGGACTGCTGACAGAGTATCGGACGTTGTAGTGTGTGAAGATGATGCCATCGTGCAGATAGCACAGTTGATTGGTTGCAATTATTATGAAGCAGACATGTATCGCAGAGCATTCGCCAAGAAGAATGAAGAACGGGTGATGGAGTTCATGACCAGACTAGGCGATCATCCACGCAAGGACGAAGTGTTTGCATCATTGCAAGAGTTGAGTGGCTTTGGTTTGTGCAAGGCACATGCTGTGAACTTGGGTAGATTGATATGGGCACTGGCCTATCAGAAAGCACACAACCAAAAAGGATTCTGGTCAGCCGCACTCAAACACTGTCACGGTTCCTACAAGAAATGGGTATACAAGACAGAAGCCAAACGTGTTGGACTTACTCCTGTCACAGTGTCTAAGTCTGATCAGTTTGACGATCCTGCATGGCAGTACAAGAAGTATGGATGGTGGTCATCGGAAAAATTCTTACCAGGCTTCTACACACGGTCACTGTATCTAGATCGTATAGAATTTGCTGGATTGGTTGCTAATGGCAGAGTCTACAAGAGCGGACACAAAAAGTATGTAACCTTTGTAACCTTGGGAGTAGACAACGGTTACTATGTGGATTGCACAATCAATCAACCATTTGCATATTCAGACACAGATGTCATACGTGGCATAGGCAAAATAAAACATCTAAACAATTCTGATTATATTGAAGTTATTGAATGTGAAAGTTTAAAGATTGATCAGTTTTACAACTAATTGTCTTTGTTCATGTTTGCAATCAACTGTTTGATCTTTGATGATTCAATGTTTGCTTTGACTTTGCCAACGTCATCACCTTGTGCTTTGTGTTCTTCTTTTGGTTCTTCTGATACTGTAGAAGTTCTTTTTAAATTTTGATATATGCTTGGTGCTTGTTTTTTGAATGATTGATATTCTTCATCTTCGGCCAAGTCATGTATTCTCAATGTGTCTATGTTGAACTCTAAATCTACTTTGTGTCCAACACCAGAACTTGATCTAGTTTTCATGAACTGTATCTGATACTTGCCACGTTCTCTCATTGCTCTGCTAGTGAATATACCAATCACGTTGTCTGCTGTTTGTATCTTAGACAGTCCGCCACTGATATGTGAATGATCAAACTCTATCTCTTCAACAGATGCTCTGTTCAACTGCGAAGCAGTAATCATCACACAGTTCAAATCTACTGCTAAGTTTCTAAGTTCTTCCGACACATATTTGTCTTTCACAAACAAGTCTGATGGTGATACACGTTTGTTAATCGGCATCAATAGATCCAGATAGTCAATCAGTATCACATCACATTTGATATTGTGTTGAATCTCAAACTCTTTGATATATGCTCTAACATCAATTGCAGTTGCACCACTCGGCAGATATTTGATACGCAACTTGCCTGACTCTTTGGCTTTCATCTTAACTTTGAGATCAATTGTGTCTAAGTCTTTGTATATGTCTCTTGTGTTTGTGTCAGTCATCATTGCATCTATTCTCATAGCAGTCAAGTTCTCACTCAACTCTAATGTCACATACACAGCATTCAATCCTTGTTCAACATAGTTGCAAGCCAAGTTTTGTAAGAACAAACTCTTACCAGCACCAGATCCACCTGCAAATATATTCAACTCACCTCTGTTAAATCCACCAAACAGTTTTTTATCAAAGTTCTTCCATCCTGTTGCCATAACCCCATTGTTGTCTTTGAGTGCTTGAAGTCTTGCTTTTGGATCTTCGAAGTAGTCAGTACCCATGTCTCTAGTCAAACCAATTTGCACTGCATCTTTGATCATGCCTTCTACAGGCCCATACTCACCTTTCTCCAGCATGTCTGCAGATTTCAATATGGCCGACTCTAATTCTTTGTGTCTAGAAAATGATTCATACTCATCCAAGAACCATTCAAAATGTTTTGGATCAATATCAGCCGCACTCAGTAAAGTAGATCCTGTCTTTGCATTGACCATTTCAACTTCTGGCAATGTCTTATATTCTTGTGCATACTCATGAATGAACTTGGCCGCTTCACGCAGTTCAGCATCATAATGTCTATAGAAGAAAATGTTCTGTGCTCTAACAAACGATTCGTTGTCTGCCAGAAACATTTCTAAGAATAATTTTTGTAAGTCCTTTGTATATTCCACAGTTTATATTATATTACATTCCAATGACTCTGTCATTCGGATAATTGGTTATTAGTAATTCTTTTCTCTCTTTTTGGTCTTTCATGTATGTACCTGTACTTCTCATAGTGTACTTTAAATCCCACTCCATCAATGTGAATGTGTCAAACAAATCGGTTATAGTTTGGTTTGAATTGTATGTAATCATAAAGTTTGCTTTTAATTTTTTTATGTCTTCTGCAAACTTATCATGGCTGAACCCTTTGTGTTGTTCTCCGTTACGCCCATACAGATTTGCCTTTATGTCATATGGAGGATCTAAGAATATAAAGTCGCCTTCTAGATCATGTGCTCCCCAGTTTGCTTTGAGTATATTAGAGTAATCAGTACAAGTAATTTTCCATTCCTTAATAAGTTTTTGATAATGCACAAGATTTTTAATGTTGTTGATTGTAAAATTTCCGTCATATGCTTGTTTGGAAAACGAACTTGATTCAGTCAATCCTGAGAACGAACATTTGTTTAGAATGAAAAAACATATTCCTACAGTGTATTCGTCGCCTGTATTAATTAATTCTTTTGCATCACGAAACATTTGTTTTTGATCTTCAATTGAATTGTATGTTGATGCTTTAATCTTTAACAAGTCTATGGCCATTCTACTGCCTTGATCTTTCAAAGTTTTCCAAAATGCTATTAATGGATAGTAGGAATCATTGACCCAAACAGGCACCCATGGCATGTTTTTTGTAACATAGAGTGCCATAGATCCACCGCCTACGAAAGGATCTCTATATGCAGAAACTCTTTCTGGCAACAAAGTACCTAGATAGTTTACTGCTCTAGATTTGCCTCCAGGATACCTCAGTGGGGTCTTAAGCGAGCCAAAGTTTTTCATGTAATTTTATCTTTGTTTTGTTTGTGTGTTTGTATGCCAGTATGGCTTGCATAGTCAAGACTTTGCCGTATCGCAACACTGCATTATTAATATCTTTTACATCATCATGCCATGGCGGCATACTCACAGACCAATTGTATTCAATTGCTTGATCGATCAGTTTGGTTCCTGCTTTATCTCTATCCGGTACAACAATTACTTCTCTGTTCAAAGAATCAATTTGAAGTTTTTGTTTATGTGCAACCTCTGAACCAAGTATAGCAACACTGTCTAGTACAATGGCATCAAATATACCTTCTACTACAATTACAAATCTGCGTGACCAATGTTGATTGTCCATATTGAATACTGTACCTGGTTGCACATTTGCAAAATATTTTGGCCTTGTGTCTGCACTCATGGCTCTTGCAACAAACCCAATTGGTTTGTGTTGCCATGTAACAGGAACAATCACTCTGTCACGCTGTGATGGAGCAGTAAAAAATAAACTGTCTGTAACGTTGATGCCACGTGATTGTAGGTAGTTAACACAATCTGGTTGTTGTTGTATTACGACAGCATCATCCGGCACTTTTATAGTATCAAACTTTATCTCACTATCTAGTGTACGTTTTGCAATCTCTCCTTCACTAGCATGGCTCATAGCCTGCATACTCAGTTTGCCGATTTCACTCATTGGAATATTGATCCATTGCATTAACTGTCTAAAACGTCTGTTCAAATATCTGCCTGGTGTATAGTTTGCTTTCCAGCCGCAGTTGAAACAATGATACTGAATACCACTGTCTGGTAAAAACATCATGCCCCCACGCATTCTGGTATCTGCAGATTCATTATTATGTACACAGCAAGGAGCATTGAATGAAATCCATCCACTGGGTGTCTTTTTTCTTTTAGACGGAAGATGCGACTCTACTGCTAGTTTGAGTTCAGGAAACATATGTACAGTATAAACTATTTTTTGTGTTTGTCAAAGCGAGTTCTCGGATTGTTTAATATGCCACGCACACTTTCGTATGCTCGCCAACTGCTTAAAAATATCAAACTCCATGCTCCTGTCACCATGCCTAAATAAAAAAACAATGGTTGGGCAAAGATAGTAATCCAAAAACCGGTATTGCGTTCGTTGGGTGTTTTACCAGATATCAAATGTAATGC